GGAGCGCCACACGTCGGCCGTGGCGTCATCCATGGCGCGCTGGAAGAACGCCAGGGCCACGCCGGCCTGGTCGGGCTTGTAGTAGTCCGTGCCCTCGGTGGCCAGCAGCTCGGCCTTGGCGCCCTCGCGGATGGCCTCATGGTAGAGCGAGGCCACCTCGTCGGGCACGCTGTTGCCGCGCAGGGACGGCATCAGCGAGGCGTAGACCTGCAGCCGGCCGGTACTGCCCGTGCGCACAGTGAATTCGCGCAGGTTCGTCGTGACCAGGTAGAGCTTGCCGCGCAGCTCGTGCTGCCAGGGATCGGCAGGCAGATCGCGCGCCTTGGCCACCTCCAGCGGGCGCCCGGCCAGCGTGGCGCGCTCCAGGCGCAGCAGCTCGGCGCCCTGGGGCAGCTCGAAGGTGTATTCGGCGAAGGCCTCGCCAGTCACGTCCGTAGGCTCCAGCCACTCCTGCCAGGCGCGCGTGGCCTTGAGGAAGGTGCGCGCGGCGCGGTTCAGCGCCAGGTGGATGAGCGGGACCGGCGCCTTGGGGGCGGCCAGGACCAGCTCGGGCATCCAGTTCTCCCAGGAGGCCATGGTGCGATCAGCCGGTCACGTTGGAGGCGCGCGAGGCCTTGCGCACGCGGCCGGTGGGGGCCGAGTCGGATTCCTGGGGCATGCCGGTGCCGCCATCCAGGTCGTCCTCATCGTCCGGGCCCACGCCGGGCGAGAAGGTGCCGCGCGAGGACGGGGCCTTGCCATCCTGGGCTGCCCGGCGGGCTTCGCGCTCGGCAGACATGCGCAGGAATTTCTGCTCGGCATCGAACTCCTCTTCGGTCTGGAAGTTGCGGGCCAGCAGGTGCTTGGCATCTGCCTCGTCCTCAACGTCGCAGGCCAGCGGCTTGCCATTGAAGACATAGGTGGCGCCCTTGAGGCGCACGATCAGGGTTCCGTCCTTGCGTGCGGGCAGCGAAGTGAACAGCTTCATGGTTTGGTTCTCCGTGGTTCAAAAAGCCCCGGCAGCGGATGCCACCGGGGAAAGCCCCTTGCGGGGCGCGCACACGCTGTCAGGCGTTCGTGTAGATCAGGTCCAGGGCGAAGAGGCCTGCGGCCGTGCCAGCGCCTGTGACCTTGAGGACGATGCGGCGGTCTTCGTCCTTCGGCACCAGCTTCGCAAAGGCTGCGGGCACCAGGTGCACATAGCCGCCGTCCGCGCCCGCGTCGTTGTCTGTCACCCAGGCACCGCCGCCGTCGTCGGCCGCAGCGCTGATGTCGCCGGCCGCATCCGCCAGGCCAATGGAAGCCTTGAAGCCCGCGCCCAGGGCGGCAGGCACGCGGATGAACAGGGACACTGGCAGCGTGCCGGCGGGCAGGATGCCGATGACGCCACGGGCGCCGACTGCGTGGTCTGCCACGGCCAGGGGCTGGCCAAAGCGCGAGCGCACCAGCTCGGAGCCGCCGGGGGTGATGGGGGCCTGATGGCCTGCGGCCACGGCACTGAGTTGCTTGAAAGCCATGTCTGACTCCTTCTATTCGGTGGGGTGGATCAGCGCGAGGCGGCGGCGGTATCGCAGCCGTAGACGCCGTGGTCCTGCTTTTCGCCTTCGACCTCGAAGACGGTCTTCTTCACACCGAAGATGGACGACGTGGTGATGATGACCTGGTTGCCACGGTCGGCCGTTTCCTCGTGCCAGCCGTAGCGCATGCCGGTGCCGGGCGAGCCGAAGGCGATCACGCCGGCCTGTGCACCCATGAACAGCGCGCGCGCCGTCTCCAGGTCGCCCGTGGCGCCATGCGTGTTGTGGCGGATCACATTGCGGTGCGAGTGCAGGATCACGTTGCGGTACATGCCCAGCGCGCTCTTGAACAGCGGCGACTTGAAGCCCACGGACGCCGCTGCAGCCTTTTGCAGGTCCAGCCAGCCGCCCGTGCCGGTTTCCTTGCGCAGGTCGTCTTCCTGGAAGGTGTGCATGACCATGACGAACACCTCCTCGCCATCGACCACGCAGGGCTGCATGACGGGGATGTTGGTGGCGCCACCGCCCTGGCTGTCAGCACGCACGCGGGCACGGTCCACCACGGCCAGCGACATCTTGTCGGTCGCGTCCAGGTTGGTCACCGCAGTGGCGTCACCGCCGAACAGGTGCTGGTTGGCCGTGGGCGCCGTCAGCGGGTTCTTGGCACGGCCCTGGTAGCCCAGCGGCAGGATGAAGTTGGCATTGATGCCGCGCGAGCCCGACAGGTAGGTGAAGGTCAGCTCGTCCTGGAAGCGGCCCCACCAGCTGGACTGCTGCTGCTTGGCGCGCACACGCAGGTCGTGCAGCGTGCGCTTGCGAGACATGCGGCCGCCCGTGTTGACGCCGGCACGCGCCTGGTCGATGTACAGCTCATCGGTGTAGAAACGCTGGCCTTCTTCCTTGCCTTCCAGCACATCGTCGCCCTCGACGGGCGCCATGCGCAGCTCGGCCAGCAGGTCATAGCTGATGAGGTCGCCGGCTTCGGATTCCAGATCCGTCAGCAGTTGGAGAGGGGTCTTGGCGCCCTGGCCCACGGCCGCGAAGCGCTTGCCGAAGTACGAGGCCTGCGACACATCGAGTGCCAGGTTGCCGGAAAAGCGCTTGACGGCGCGGGGGCTGTTCACGCCCACCACTGTTTTGCCCATAGGAGTGCTCCTGTGTGGTAGCGAGCACTCCAGCGCCCCGGTTGAAAAATGATCCGGCCCTCAAGATGGCAGGCTTGGTACGGGCCGCAGCGCGGCCGGTGTCTTTTTGACGGTGGTTTCAGGGGCGGCCACGACGACCATGCGCGCGGCCTGCCCCTTCTTGTATTCCAGCTGGATGCGGGCGCCGCCCACCTCCAGCACATCGCCCATGCGCAGCTCCACGTAGATGCGGCGCGCGTCGGGGGTAGAGGAAGTAGACGGCATGGCGGCGGTGTCAGCCCAGGCGGTTGTAGCGATCACGCTTTTCCTCGGACATGCCAGCCAGCGCGCGCTCGTATTCCAGGCCCGTGAGCTTGTCCAGCTCGGCGAACTCATCGCTCACGGGATCGGCATCGCCCGCGCCGCCGGGCACGTCGGCCAGGTTGGTGACCACGGCCGAGGCGTCAGGCTTGCGCCGCACATCCGCCGGCTTCTTGGTTGTGGCAATGCCATGCAGAGCCACGACGCGGCGGTGCCCTTCTTCCAAGAACCAGCGCATGGGCTTGTGCTCGTTGCCGGGCGCCGCGCCCAGCGCGCGCACCATGGCGTCCAGGTCTGCCTGCTTGGCCGCGTCCTTGCGGTAGTCCACGATGCCCAGCTCTGCGCTCTGGGCCGCTTCCTCGAAGAAGCCGTTGATGGTGGCGGTCCAGGCCTGGTGCGTGGACTGCTGCTGCATCTCGGCCGACACCGTGGCCCGCGTCTTCATGTCGCGCAGCTGGTCGCGCTCGTCCTGCAGGCGGTCCAGCTCCGCGTCCAGCTCGGCCTGCTCCAGCTCGCCCTCGTTGAACTTGGCGCGCGCGGCGGCCACGGCGTCCTTGTTGGCCTTCACCTGGGCGTCGTAGTCGGCGGGCAGGTCTGCACGGTAGCCGGTGGGCTGTGGGGCAGCCTGCGGACTCGGTGCCGGCGCATCGGTCGGCTGCGTTGCGTCGGTGGGTTCTGCGGGTGCTGCGGCAGGAGCGGCTGCAGGCGCTGCAGCGGGCGCAGCGTTGGTGTCGGTGGGTTCGGTGGGCTCGGCCTTGCCCTTGCCCGCGTCAGCCGCGTCGTCGTCGCCCTCTTCTTCCTCTCCCGCATCGAGGGGGCCGCGCCCCAGGGCAGCCAGCGCTGCTGCGTTGTCTTCCTCGGGGTCGTAGTCGTTTTCGTCGGCTTCCATGGCCTCGCGCTCGGCGTCGGACAGGAGGCGCAGGTGGTCGTCGTCGTTGGGATTGCTCATTGTGTGGAACTCCGAAATTACTGGTTGGACTGGCCATGCACGGACTGCATGGACTGCATGACAGCGGCCGTGATGCCGCACTGCGCGGCAATGCGGGCACCACCGGGGATGGATTCACCGGCAGCAGCGGCTGCGTGCAGCGCCTCGGTGGCTTCCTCCTTGGCCTCATGAGCCCTGCGCAGCTCAGACTGCAGCTTGGCCATCACATGGTTGGTTTCGCTGGACTTGGATTGCAGGTCGCGCACCAGGTCACATGCCTGCTGGTACTTTTCAGCAGCCGCCTCCAAGGAAGACTTGGCCTGCGCACGAACGTGATTTCGACCGAGACCCAGACTGCCCGCTACGTCGAATACAGGGTTGAGCCGCAAGCGCAGAACCCCGTCCTTCATGTAGGCCCCGGCCAGGCCGACACCCGCGCCGTCAACCGTGAACGTGTATCGGCCACTGCCTGGGCAGTCGCACGGGCCCGCTGGCAACGCGGGTTCGTTGTGCACGGCACAGCTGGAGTCATGGGCACAGCTGCCGGATGCACAGGCGCAGCCAGCTGCTGGCGAGGGAGGGGTGCTGCAGGGCGACGGCGCGGTATCTCCGAGAGTGGGGGACAGCACGTCGAGAGCACGCTGGATGCCCTTGGCGATTTCTTCCGCACGCTTGGGAGAGTCAGCGATGGCGGCGCCGGCGGCCGAAATCATGGCCAGGGCCAGCTGGCTACGGAGGGAAAGGGACTGATGCATGCGCGTGACCTGTGGTGGTTTCGATCACGGCAGGGTGGCAGGCTTGGTACGGAGATCGCAACAGGTGACCTAGATCAGTTGCTGTAATATTTCAGTTAAGACATTGATAAAAAGAGGTCTCATAAATTGGAAAAAATTAAATTAAACAAGTTTGATGCAGCAGAGAGACAGCTGCTCTTGGCGATAAGGCTATTCTTTGCAGAAGAAGATAGCGTTTCAATCCATACCTTAGCTGAAGCAGCTGGGCAGATTCTCTACGACATAGGCAAAAATAAAAATGTCCATAGCATAGTAAGGGACATGACCTATATAAAACCAGGAATGCAAAAAGAGTGGCTGCAGGGCATCTTCGCAGCAAGAAATTATTTCAAACACGCCGACAAAGATAAAGATTCAGAATTCGACTTCAACCCCGATGTGAACGATTTCTCTTTATGGGACGCTTGTCAAATGCATCAGCAGATAAAAAAAGCAAACAACGTAGAGGTATTCATCTTTACAACTTGGTTTCACCTGCGCTACGAGAATTTAATTGAAGAAGGTTCACCCATCAAATTACTCCAACAAAGTGCGAGACAATCAGGAAGTCTCCCTAACCATAACAATAAAAAGATGTTCGCCGAAATAATTTCAACTCTTAAAGCAAATCCAAATACATTACCAGGCGCTAAACTCATCTAGACATATTCTCAGGCCAGGCCGAATAAATCATTTGGACATCAGCTGCGTGGCCATCCGCCGCAATTGCCAAGCCTGCATATCGCGCCTGGCATTGCTCGAATAGCTCGTTGACGGCAGTGGCGTACTCAAGGACGGCGGCGGGGGGAGCGCTGGCAAGTCGGCGAGCGGCATCTGCGGATTGCTCGCGCAGGCTGTCAGAGACAGCGCGCAGCTGGTCAAGATCACGGCGCAGCAGCGCCTCGCGGGTTCGGGCAGCATTCAGCGCCTCCTGGTATTTGGTGTTGATGGCCTTCTCGGCCGCGCGATGTGCGGTGCTCGCGGCCAGCTTCTCGCTGGTGGAGTCGGCCCGGGCCTGGGCCAGGTCGGCGCCCAGCCGCGCGCCCTGGTAGTTCCAGGTCAAGAACGCGGCCAGCCCGGCGGCGGCCAGATGGGTGATGGCGCGCACGCTCATTGCTGCACGTCCATGCATGCGGCGTGCCGCGCCTGCTGGCGGGTCCAGACGCCGCGGCAAACCTTGTTGCCGGGCGTGCTGCAGTCGAAGCGCCACCGGGTGGGCTGCCCGCCCGCGCCCCACTGGTACGCGGCGTAGCCCTGCAGGGGCTGGGCACTGGTCATGAAGCGATAGGCCAGGTAGGCCTGGCAGGCGCCGGCATAGTCCCCGGCCCGCGTGCGCGACAGCATCGAGGAGCCGCGCCAGGCCCCGCAGCCGTACTGACCCGCGAAGTCCACCGCCTGGGCAAACTCGACCTGGTGCACCAGTGTGTTGCCCAGGGAATCACGCACGCAGGCCCCGTACTGCTGCTCCAGCAGGTTGGTGGCCAGGTCGCGCGCGCGCTTCCTGGTGATGGGAGGATCTGCCATGGTCACGCGCGTGCCGTCCTCGTAGCGCGTGGCGCCGTGGCCAATGGTGGGCACATCGCCGCGCACCGGAATGATGGGCGCGGCGCTGAATCCCTCGGCCGCGATCCAGGATGCCAGGATGGCGGCGCCAATGCCCAAGCCTGCGGCAGGCACTCGGCCCCCGCTCACGACCGCACCTCGCATGCTGCTGCCAGCTCCTGCGCCTGGCGCGCTCGGCGGTCCTCGCGCTCATTGCTCCAGCGCCACAGCAGGTAGATGACCTGCAGCACCACGTAGAGGATGGTCAGGGCCGTGGCCGTGTGGGTCATGGTCCAGCCGTTGGCGACGTTGGTGGCCACCACGGTGACCGGCGGCGCGGCTTTGGCGCCCTCCACGGCGGCCGTGCGCACGATGGTTTCTCGATCCATATCAGTCCTTGTTGTTGAATTGGTTCAGCCGGCCCGACATGGCGTCGAGCGTTTGGCGGCTCTGGGCTTGGATCTGGGCCACGCGCTCGCGCGAGTCGGCCTCGATGTGGGCCACCTGCAGGCGCACGTCCTGGTCGGCTTTGATCTGCAGCGTCTTGTTGGCCAGGTCGGCCTGGGTCTTGGCCAGCTTGCGGCGCAGCTCGTCCAGCTCCATGTCGGCATCGCGGCGCACGGTGGCGGCCACGCCTTCCATCTGCTGGGCCAGCGCAGGGTTGCCGCCGGCGGCGCGCAGCTGCTCGGCCTCTGCTTCCAGCTTCTCGGCGCGGGCGTTGATCTCCCGGACCTTGGCCTGCTGCTCGGCCAGCGCTTGGCGCGCGCTCTCCTGCTGCATCTGCAGTGCCTCGGCCTGGGCTTGCATCTGCTGCTGGACCTGCTGCTGCTCCTCGGGCGTGAGGGGCTTGTTGGGGTCGCGCTCGCCCGTGAGCTTGCGCAGCTCGTCGGCCACCAAGTCGTTGTTCGGCAGGTCCGAGTACTCCATGGCCAGCGTCATGATGCGGATGGCCACCTCGGGCGGCAGCCGGCCCGCCAGCTGGTTCAGGCTCTCGAACATGACCTGGCGCAGCGTCCCCGAATAGTCCTGCTCGGCCACCACGAAGTCGGCCATGCTGGCCGTGATGTCGTTCAGGTAGCGCACGCTCCCGTCTGGCTGGACCTCGGGCTGGTTGACCTTCACCCAGTCCAGCCGGCCCTTGTGGCCGGACAGGCGGATCACCTTCTCTTCCGTGTACCACTGCTCCACCAGGCTCAGCAGCTTCTCGCCCTGGATCTGCACAGCGAAGCGCAGGTTGTCGAAGGGCTGCGTGGTCACGACCGAGCCCTGC